GATCTTCCATTGGTTTTTCGTAATATATCATACTATCTTTAATAGCAACAGGTCTTTCCGGGTTTAAAGATAGCAGACAGTTAGATGATATTAGTGTATTCGCTGTTCCTAAAAAGTTATTCCCATACTCTTGTTCAAACTGCAGCTCTGATGTATTAGCTACTGTTTGTTTTTTCCAAGCTTCGTCTCTCCCAGGAACATCATACCAATCAACACGAGATGATTTAAATTCGTTTATATTCTTCTGAGATCCTTCCCAGATTCTATAAAACATATTTCCTACGCCGTTCGCAGTAGATGTAATAATAACCTTTGTTTCGTCACCAGCTGAAATTACAGGATATGTAGATGTGTAAAACTGTGCATCTCTTTCAACGAATGCAAACTCATCAAGGAAAAGTAAGTCAATCGAAAGACCACGAATTGAGCTTCCAGACGTTGCTGCTGCTACGATTTTCGCATTGTTTGCAAATGTAATATTACCTTTGTTCAACTCTTTACAACCAGGTTGCAAAAAGAAAGGAAGATTTTCTAAAGCTAAGGTAATCCTTCCTAGCATTTCTCTTGCAGTTGCACCTTTATTCGCAAGAATTGCTATAGTTTTTTCAGGATTAAAAATCGCATACCACAAAATATAAATGACTGTAGTGATAGATTTGCCCGATTGCCGGCACGCTAAAACGATATTGAACCTATTCTCATTAAAGGTTTTAAACAGTTCCTTTTGGTAAGGATAGGGTTTAAATTCTACTAGTCCTTTACTCGGCGCAATCACCTTAATGTATTTTTCTGCGAAATACATAGGACTACTCATACATTTCATGTATTCGTCTATCTCTTCCTTCGTGAAATTCTGGTTTACACCTTCTCCTTTCACAAGGGCATTGCCCATGTATCCGTCACCTGCCATAATGTATTATTCTGTTACGTTTTTTAAATTCTTATTATGTAAAAATTTTTGAAGCTCTGCAGTTGATCCTACGAAAATAGAATTATTCGTTGTCTCTGCAGCATTAGCCCTCTGTTTTTCCTGTGTTATATCTTTTCTAACTTTTTGTAATTTAACTAAATCTTGTGACATCTGACTTGCGTCTTTAATCATATTCGACAAAACCTCAAAAGCGCGGGGATGCTCTGACTCAGATGCTAGTGCCATCATTTGATTAATCGCCTCAGAGGACTGATCAATCAGTTCTTTCATTTTATCTCGCGAATATTTTATATCCGTCTCAGTATCATTTACAATCTGGCCCTTATCGACTTCAGTCTTAGGTTTTTCTATAATATCAAGGTTTTTTTCGAGAGCATTTAATATATTATTTTTTTCACTCATAATTAAAATCCGAACGTAGTAGTAATCGTATCAGTAGAATCTATAGGTGGCTCATCACTATTTGCAACTTTTACTCGTACGTTCTCTTCGCCTGTAGGATTAGCAGCCTTGAGTGCTGCACGGTTTTCGGTATCACTATAAAAGTGGGTGTCTATTTGACGAATAATCTTACCTTCTGATACACCTCCAGTGAACTTAACTTTCATAGTAAAATCAAGTGAGTATATCAGTGTTCTCCTAGTTTGAAAATCGCCTTCGTAATCGTCTTGTATCGATGTGCCAGTTAAAACAATAGGTACATCAGTAAGCGTCCCAGGTCCTTCCATATCCTTTATAGTAACAGTGTACTCAGGTGTAAAGGTTGGTAGTATCTGTTCAAAAATTTGAAGAGCATCGTCTTGATTTTTGGCGTATATACTCAATTGCATAGACACGTTGTATGGAACACTTTGATAAACAACGTTAGACTTTGTAGATTCTCCTGTAATTGATAAAACCCTTTTGTTCAACCTATTCAGTTTTGAACCCGAATCAAAATCTATCGAGGTAATTTCAAAACTCATACGAGGAAGTTTAATTGCAATAGATTTATCTGTGGCAGCAGCCGTGTCGGCCTGTATCCGTGCAAGAAACTTTTTACGAGGTCCATAAGCTATAGGTACACGTGTTTCTGTGGTGCCTTGTCTTACAATTCTTATATTATTAAAGATCGTTCCAAAAACAGCAACTGCTTTCTTCATGGTTTGATTATAAAAGTGTGTTCCGCTAAACATGATATTAAAGTGTTATTTTTGGTTCTCCAAATGGATTTTCTTCACTAAAGTCTATAAAGTTATTTCCGAGTGTTTCAAAATCTTCGTTATCTGCATAAGGATCATTGTTATCAATCGAGGTGAAAGCATCTGTTGAACTAATTTCGTATGAAGCAGCGGATGTGGCACCTATAATATTACCCGTTGTTCCTGCAGACGTCGGTGCAAAGAGTGTGTTACTTCCATCACTCGCAACTTGACTCGATATTTCGATCTTCCCTGAACTTACAATAGATACTTCACCTGTAACGGTAATACCACTTGTCGTGTTTGTCTGTGTTACATCTTCTCCTACTTGGTATGTGCCACTACCAGAACCAAGTGTAAGTTCTGTACGAGAAGCATAATCGGTTTCAAATTGATCAACTTCTACGATGCCAGTATCAATCGCTTCATTGCCGTATTCAAACAATTCACACGTTAACTTGAATGTCGGAAGATTTGATAGTTGATAGAACGGAGAATCGTCTTCAACATAACTAATTTGGAATAAACCTTTTACAAGAGGAAAGTAAATTAGATCACCTTCTTGTGGCCTACCCTCTGGTGTTGATTGGAATCTGCCAACGAGCTCTTCCCAACGTCTTGTTGAAAGAACAAGTGTCATTGAATCTCGAACTTCTACACCGAACTTTGAAAGTAGATCTCCATCGCCTTCAAAACCATCAGTGTTTTCAACATACATTTCAACCTGAAATGCTTCACCAAATTTACTTAACGCGTCTTCGTTAAAGATCGCATTAGTATTAACGATAGTGCGAGGAATGTAATATACATCATGACCGTATATCTTAAGAGCCTCTATCGTAATATCTTCGTAGAGTCTTTTTTCGGGCGTAGTTCCTTGAGAAAAATATACATTTCGTGGCATAATAAATTAACCGATAAAGTCTAGTGGAGGCATTTCATGTTTCAGTTGCATCGTTTCTTCGAGCAGCTGGATCTCTTCTTTCGCATCGTCAAAAATCTGACGACCATTGAGTGTAACACCGCCTGGTAAAACCATTCCTTCAAACTTAATTAGATTTAAGCCCCATTGTCTTTTAAATAAAGCTGTTGTGTATTTTTTTAAGAATGCATCGTTATAAAGATCTGTGTATGTTACAGGATCAATTGCTTCATACGCATCAAACACTACATATCTTCCTTCCATGTCTTTCAAAGTGTTTTTAGAAAGAAAGTTAACTCTATTTTTGTGTCGCGACCATTCAATAATTTCGTATGTACCATTAATGTTTCTTTCTATCAATGATAAATACTGTTTAGTCATTTCATAATTTATAATGCCGCCTGAAGGATTATTTAAATCGAATAAATCGTTTAAGTGCATTTGGTAATCTACAGAAAACATACTTGTTCCTGAGTTGCTATTATCTGTATGAAAAACGTTGTTAACTGAAAGGATATTTGCGCTATTTGGTATTTCTACATATCCATTAGTAATGTCAGCACCTGTCACCTGGTGTTTACGCAAATTGCGAACAACTGCATCACCATGATATTCTTGATAGTATTGGATTGCTTCATCGACACGATCTTCTAGTTGATCTTCATCAACGTTAATTTCAATCACAGGATGACCTAAAGATCTTAAGCAATAATCTATTAATTTTTGTCTTGTATTAGGAGTGGCCATAATTCTATTTATAACATTTCTTCAGTAGGAAGTAAATCAGTAGGAAACAAATATTCTCTATGTTCTTCTTCGTCTAAACTAAAAAACGCACAAGCTTCTGATAAAGTATCAAAGTATGTCCAGCCATCTACTGGATAAGTGTACGTATCCTTTTGAGATATATGTAATGTGTAGTTCTTATTGAGTAGGTGTATTCCATGAATCATTACTGTTTTTTTGGTGCCTACTTCTAGTTTGTAAAATCCTTTTTCTTCTTCCATAATATTATAACGATAGTGTCCAACCTTTATTTGTTGCTATTGCTTTATCTGCATCTGTCAAATCAGTAGTGTAAGAATTGTTTCTTATATCGAGTGTGGCGGTATAGCTTACTGTAAGTAACTGATTAAAAATTTCTAACATCTGTGTGCGTTTAATGGGACTATAGCGTAAGCCATCACCAGAGTTTCCTGTTACAGTATATTTAAATCCTGTCATAACTTCTGAAAATGTAACAGCGTTTGTTGCTCCAGACCAATCTGCTGAGTGAGGTGTGAATTGAGTGCTTGAAGATGCCGAAGAGCTTTCGTTTGGTGTATTATCAGAACTATCTCTAAT